GGCTGACTACATCCCCAACCAGAACGTCGATAGCGGAACGGATCGACCACGGTTCAACAACCTCATGCTGGCGGGCGGCGTTCTCTATTGGGCTGACAACCTGGGCTACTATTTCAACCGCACGGGTGACGGCTGGTGGCAATGGGTGGCGGGCGGCACACCGATCTTTCAAGTCCATGAAAGTGGTGTCGCCTACATAAAAGCCGGTCTTCGTTGCAAAGGTCAGCTTTGGGTTTCCACCGACGCCTGCGGCGAAAGATTTTCGATGTGGGGGGATGGCGGCGGGTGTGTCATCCAGTTCACCAACGACAACTGGAAACTGCTGTGGAACCCCAACTTCTATTTCTTCGACAGTAGTGGCCACGCGATGTTCGGCTCCGAGGGCGGCGAGTTCGGCACCTGGGGCAATATGCACGCCTACTATTTCCAGTCCGACGAGCGGCTAAAGAAGAACATCGAGCCATACACACGCGGTCTGAAGGAAATCCGCAAACTCAGGCCGATCACGTTCGTTTATACCGGTAAGGGAACGACGGAACTGGACAATGGCTCGACGCGGACGGGGCTGTCGGCGCAGGCGACCCAGTTGGTCATGCCGGAAATCGTTTTCGAGATGCCGGAACCGGCGCATGACACGACGCGCCCTCCGTATCCCAACTTCACCATCCCAGGCCAACTGAGCATGGACACCCAGCCGCTTCTCTACACGGTGATCAATGCGATAAAGGAACTGGCTGAACAGAACGAAGCACTGGCTGAACAAAACACCGCGCTCATGGCGCGGCTGGAACAACTTGAACAAAGGATGCACTGATGGTTGCCCTCGTCATTCCGACCTCGACCACATTCGGCCAGATGACCAACTCGGTCGTCTCGCGCTTGGCCGGTCTCAACACCACCGTTCTGCGGCTGAACGAAGCCGTGGCCACCGCGTCGGCGGGCTTCACCGGCACGGCGGGCACCGAATTCGAGTCCGGGTCTGGCGGCATGGGGATGCCGTATCAGCAGAACAACTTCGGCGTCATGCCGGATGCCACGACCCCAGGCCTCAACGGCACGGCCTACGCCGAGGCGGTGACCGCGTTGGCGGCGCAGTGGGAGGCGTTCTGGTTACTCGCCGCCCCATTCATCAAAACGCTCGATAACGGTCAGGCGGCGATGTGACATGAGCGAAAGCATTCCAGGTGGCGGGGCCGCGCCACCCCCCGCGCCCAACGCGAACCCGGATTGTCCCAACATCCCCGACTACAGCCTGTGTCGCGTCACACGGTCGGCCTCCATTGTCGAGCCGCTGATTGTCTGGGAACCGGTCTACGACGGCACCGGTAAGATGACCAATTCGGACCCCAACACGCACATCTCCACGTTCACGTGCGAGACGTGCAGCCAGATGTGGGAGGCGTCGAACGTCTCGGGCGAACCCATCAAGATGCGCAAGCTGCCGAATAAAGTCTGATGGCCGAGAGGGGGAAGGGCTTCGAAGGTGTCCTCAAGATCGTTGATCACGTCCAGGAATTGTTAGAGAAGGTCAACGATCTGACGACGGCTGACGTGCTGGTGGGCATCCCCAAGGCCAACAACAGTCGCAAGGACAGCCCCATCGGCAACGCTCAACTCGCGCGCATCCACGAGCATGGCTCGCCAGCCCAGAACATCCCGGCGCGACCGTTCATGGGGCCGGGTGTGAAGGAAGCCCACAAGGAATTCGTCAAGATCATGCGCGAGGGCGCGAGCGCGATGATCAAGGGCGAGAAGGTGAACGTGGAAGCGATGATGACCAAGGTCGGCATCCTCGCGCGCAACGCGGTGGTGCGGGCGATCACCGATCCAGAGGAACCGTTCGCGCCACTTAAACCGGCGACCATCAGAGCCCGCCTGCGGCGCACGGCGGCGGGGCGGCGCAAGATCAAGCAGATCAGGGCCAAGGGCATCAGCCTGGAAGCCTGGGCGTCGCAGATAAGCGCCGACGGCACAATGAACATCAGGCCACTGTTGGACACGCTCCAGATGCGGTCATCGATCACCTACGTTGTTCGACGCAATGCCGAGAAGGAGGGAGGCGAATGAACATCATCGTGCTGCTGATCATCGTGCTGCTTGTCCTCGCCGTCGCGGGCATGCCGCACTGGGGCTACGCGCAGAACTGGAATTATGGCTACTACCCGTCTGGCATCCTGGGGCTGCTGCTGGTGGTGCTGGTTATCTTGCTGTTGCTGGGCCGCATTTGATGGCCATCGCCTGGATCGCCATGGCGGCCTGGGCGGCGATCATCGCGATCTGCACGATCAGCGTCGCGTTCTGGTGGCGCGATTGATCGGGCACGAGTGGGTCTACATCGCCACCTTGCTGGTGCTGATCTGTTTCCTGTCCTTCGTTCTGTGGGTGGCGGTGCATGGCTAACATATCGGTCTCGCAATTATTGTTCGATCCCGACTTCGTTGACCCGGTGACGGTGCGCCGTCAGGTCGAGGTCGTGGGCGATGATGGGCTGGTCACCTACACGGTGCAGACGTTCGACATCGTCGCGTCGGTCCAGTCGATGGGCGGGGATAACCTGTTCGTGGACACGGATCGTTCCCGCGCGACCGGCACCTACGAGGTGATCACGACCTTCCCTCTGGTCGTGGCGACCGACACAACGTCAGCCGATATCGTCATCTGGCAGGGTGTGGAATTCATCGTCACCAACGTCGGGCGGTTCGGGAATTTCGGCGGTCAGTATGAGGGAACAATGGAGATCAGAGCGGTCTCGCCACCCATCGGGCCACGATAGGAGAACGCCATGCAAGAGAAAGCCATCGTCTACGGGGTGATCGCGTGGTTAGCTTGCTGGCTCGTAGACCTGATCATCATCGTCGCGCGCGGCCCGGTGCTGATTGATCCGATACTGAAACTTGTCATCGTCCTCGTCTGTTTGGCGATGATCCTCGTCGGCATGACGCGGGCCGGTTGGCTGGCCGCATGAGCGGCAACACCTCCGCGACCGGAGGCTACATTCCGGCGCTGCCGCCGCCGCCTGCGGGCGGTGGGGCCGAGATCGCCGCCGCGCTCCAGAGCGCCATCGCCACCCTCACCGGCCTGCCGGGTAACCTCGTGCGGCCACGCTGGCAGGCGACGCCGCCGACCCAGCCACCCGTCACCACGACCTGGGCTTCGGTCGGCATCTCGGGGGTCGAGTCGACCGACGATTATCCGTTCATCCGCCACGATGGGGCGATGCAAGTCCCCGGCGCGCCAGGGCCAGGGGCGGACATCCTGACCCGGCAACTCACCTACAAGGTCATCGTGACGTTCTACGGACCCAGCCCGGATGTCCTGGCTGGACTGCTGCGGGATGGTTTCTACATCCAGCAGAACTGGGAGGCGCTGCATAAGCTGGGGTGCAAGCTGCACACCGTGCGCGACCTCTCCTGGACGCCGGAAATGGTCAACCAGCAATGGGTGGATCGGTTCGACGTTGAAATGACTATCCGGCAGATGATCACCCGCGTCTACCCGGTCCTCAACATCGTGGGGGCCGACATTCTGCTGCATCCGCCACCCGTGCCGGATGGCCTGTGCGAAGTGCGCGAGGACACCGTCCTCCGTCCCTGATCGCGTTCCCGATCCCCCGAATAAATCAGTCCTTCAAAGGAGAGCGTAACCATGCCCGGTTTGTCAGTCAGTGATGTCGTCAACGTGCAAGTGAACATGACGCCGCTCGCGGTTCCGCTGCGGAATTTCGGCGCGCTGTGCATCGCGGGGCCGTCCGAGGTCATCGATGTGGAAGAGCGCATCCGGCTTTACTCCACCCTCGATGGGGTGGCCGAGGACTTCGGCGTGTTCGCGCCGGAATATATCGCCGCCGATCTGTTCTTCAGCCAGTCGCCGCGACCGGCGCAAATCTATTGCGGGCGGTTCGCGCAGAACGGATCGAGCGCGGTCCTGCACGGCGGTATCATGACGACCGTGCAGCAGATCAACCTGACGAACGCGCTGAAGCTGGTCACCAACGGCTCCATGGCGATCACCATCGACAACGTCCCGCGCACCCTGTCGGCCACCTCTGGCACGCTGCTGGGGGGTCTGTATCTGTCGGCGGAACAGGCGGCGCTGGCGACCACGCTGATGGCGATTGCCGACGGTCAGTTCGCGATCACCCTCGATGGCGTGCTGAAACAGATCGGACCCATCGACTTCACCAAGATCACCGGGTCCGACGTGGCGACCCAACTGGGCAGCGCGGGCAACCTGATCTCGACCGCGATGACCACCTTCGGCACGGCGCGCTGGGACACCGCCGTCGGGGCGTTCGTGTTGCGGTCAGCCACCACCGGGACCACCTCCACGATCACCTACGCCTCAGCCCCCGCCACCGGAACCAACGTCTCGGCCACGCTCAAGCTGACCTCCGGGACCGGCGCGACGCCGCCAGCCGCTGGCACCTTGGGCATGAACTTCTCGAACATCACCAACCTGAACGGCGCGGCCACCATCGTCGCCAACGCGCTGAACGGCGGGTCGTGCTGGTTCGACGGCGCGCGGTTCAACGTCAAATCGATCACCACCGGGGTGACCAGCACGATCACCTACGCCAGCACGGCGGGCACCGGCACCGACATCTCCAATTCGTTGAAGCTGACTCAGGCATCCGGCGCGTCGGTCCCGGTCAATGGCATCGCGCCTGAAACCGCCCTCCAGGCGGTGGCGGCGCTGCGGCAACACCCGGAATGGTATGGGCTCCAGTTCGCGCTGCAAACCGACATCACCGTCGCTGAGTATGTCGCGGTCGCGCACTTCATTGAAGGTTGTGATCCCACCAGCATCTTTGGATACACGACCCAGGACACCCACGTTCTCGACCCGACCGCGACAACCGATATTTGCTCGCAGATGAAGGCGCTGGGCTTCACGCGCACCTTCGGCCAGTTCTCCTCGTCAAGCCCTTACGCGAGCGCATCGTTGTATGGGCGCGCGTTCACCGTGGACTTCGAAGCATCCAACACGGTCATCACGTTGAAGTTCAAACAGGAACCGGGCGTCGCGGGCGAGATGCTGACGGAAAATCAGGCCGCCGCTTTGCGCCTGAAACATTGCAACGTCTTCGTTTACTACTCGAACGACGTGGCGATCATCCAGCAAGGCGTGATGGCGTCTGGCATCTTCTTCGATGAGCGGCACAACACCGACTGGCTGTCCAACCGCATCCAGACCGACCTGTTCAACGTCCTCTACACGTCGAACAGTAAAATCCCG